ACAATTATCCTTTCTAGTTTCTCATCCTCGCCACCTCGGGCGGGGCTTTTATTTCCCCAAAAACCCAAACAGCCCCTTCCTCCTCTTCTCTCTCCGGCCCAGCTCGGCGTTGATCTGCTCAGTCTGCTGGATGATATGCCGCAGCTCCTCCTCTGACAGTTCCCCCTTGTGGGATCGGGCGTAGGTAAGGAACGCACGAGCTTCAGCGCAGAACGAGTCATCGTCAAGGGACTTGATGCGCTCTACCGTCCATGAGGTGATATTTTCGGGGTTGAGATGGTTCATAGACATCTTCACTCGAGCCCAAACTGCGCTTTAGCCGAAACCTTTCCGCCCTGGAAAGTAATATTGGCGTTAGCTCCCAAGCTACCCTCACCGTCCCAGTAGTAGACCGCAGTGTAGTATTCATCCCCCAAACCAACATCAACTTCAGATAGGACGGTCCCCCTGGAACCTACAATATCAAAAACTTCTTGATAGGACATTCCCGTCTGAATCGCCTCAAACTCCTCAAGGCTGATTGTGGGGGGATTGTCTGTAGCACTGGCATACTCGCCTCCAAAAGCGTCATATCCGATTTTCCCATTCATGACAGTTAGGAGGTTGTTTTCCTCGGAATCAATGAAATATAGGATCGCCGTCTGGATGTCAAACTCTGCCATACTGGACTGAAGATCAGAGCAAGCCTGCTGCAAAGTTGATTGTATAGTAGCCCAATCCTCCGGCGCACTGTCAGACGCCGAATAGGGAGACATTATCTCAACCTCTATTTTCGTTCCGTTGATGGATGTAGAATAGATATCTTCCCCGGAGTAATAAGCAGAAAGGCAGTCAATGGCAGACTGTTCTGCCAAATCTTCTTCGGATGGAGCGCTTGTACTGCTAGAAGATGCTGATGCGGGAGTGGGCTCTTGAGAAACGTCAGGCGAAGAAACGGAGGATGTCCCGCCCCTTGGTGCGCAGGAAGTGAGAAGAGCAAGCACAGACACAATACAAACTAGCTTGATTTTCATTTTTCTCTCTCCTAACATACAAAATGTCCAATTTTTTGGACTTTCTGGAAGGCACTAATGGAAAAAATCTGCACTAAAATTTAGGTAAAATATGTATTGCAAAACTAGAACACAAGTTCTATAATTGAGCCATGCAAAAAAGATGACGGGAGGGCACTTCATGGAACAAAAGAACGAGAATGTAGATATACTCAAAAAAGAAATAGAACTTGTCCTAGATAGAAACAAAGATGAAAATTATTTAAAATCCCTGCTTACACGGGCCCTCATCCTTGAAAAGATATATAAGAAGTGATTAAAAGGCTCCGGGAAACCGGGGCCTTATTTTTTTGTAAAGCCGTCTATCAGTTTTCTGATGGCGGCTTTTTCTTCATCCTCCATAAACCAATATGCCTTGATGATCCGCTTGATGAGCTCATCGTCTGACATATGAATCTGTTCCATAACCTCAAGGAACTCTTCATCCTCATCTCGCTGAATATGAGGTTCACCTTCTCCAGTTCGCAGCCATAGTTCGGAAATATTAAACTCACGGCAAATATCGGCAATAGTGCGGTCGCTGGGCATTTTTGCGCCAGAACACAACTGAGAAATAAATGCTTGAGAAACATTTAGTTTTTCAGAAAATGCAGTTTTTGTGAGTTTGCTGTCCTTTACACACCACGCAATTCGATCATTGATGGTCTCCACTTTTTACACCTCCTGTCTGATACATATTAAATCACAAAGATAAAAAGAAGTCAAGAAAAAATTTAACTGAGTTATAAAAATGACTTGACATTCTAGCTAAGTTATGTTATTTTATAACCGAGCTAGAAAACTAAGTGTAGGAGGTGAACCAATGAGCATAAACCTTGATAGAGTGTCAGACGCCCAGACTGTGGCCGAGAAGTTGACCGGACTACCCAAAGAAGCCCTCCTTTATATCGCTGGATATGCGGAGGGGTGCCGGGACAAACCCACCCGGAAGCGAAGGAAAGCGGAGAAGACCAACGGAGAAAAAGAGGCCCGCCCCTGACGGGGCGGGAATAAAGGAGGTGAAAACCAATGTATATCCATGAAGCTATTAGAGCAAGGACGGCTGAAAGGCCGTTTATTACCAGAAAGAGTTGGGTGGACGATTATGGCTCATATTCACATTTAAGCGTAAAGCTGTTGCCGACTGACACACCGGATTGCTGTGTTCTGGAATCAAAACTTAGTAAAAATCCCTGCCGAGGGTGGCAGCCCATGGCAGGGGATCTGTTGGCGGATGACTGGATTATAACTGATTAAATAAATATAGCAGACCGCAAGGCTGCTATTCGGTCCATAAGTTGGTCAAATTTATCTCCGAATCTATGTTCCATGTAAGAAATGCCGTCTGATGAGAGGCTACAATTCCAAACGGAATTATCCGCAAAAAAGGCAGAAACCATATCCTTCCTTGATAATTCCTTTATCGCCTCATCTACATCATCAACACTCCAGCTCTTAATAAAATTATCTTTAATTTGACCACTTCCACCAAAGGATTTTGCGCGACTAGATGATTCTCCATTTTTTACTCGTTGTAAGTAAGAATCATATAGGACGCAAAGCAAATACTCGGCACTCTTTGTCAGTCTTACAGATTCCAAAAACTCACCCCCTTTCTGATCTCATTCTATCACGGGGCAACGGGGTAAGCAAGCCGACGACCAGGGGGCATAAAAAAGCCGGGAGTGCGGCTACACTCCCGGCGCGGGTTAAGCGTGGTGAAAAAATGAAACAACATTTCTCGAAGGAATTTCCAGATGACTTAGTAGTAGTCCTTGATGGAGCGCCACCCACAACGGCTCGAATGGTGAATTGGAAGGACGGTACTTCTCGTACAGTCAAGGTCATTCCAGGGTCTATGTGGGCAGATTACTTTAACCGCAGGATTGGGCATCCAAAGCCGTTAAAAGGCGGAGAATTGCGTTACATAACGGGGCGGGGCACGAGAAAGGACTCGTGATGAAAGAAAAAGCAAAAGTATTTGTGATAGATGCTGTAGATATCATATGGGACTGGCTGTTTGCTCACGACCTTTTGGTGTCAATCGTTTCTTCTATCATAGGGTCTGTATTCGGCGTTTGGCTCGCATTTGAGTTAATCCAAATCATAACTAAAACGTAGCCGCATCTTCGGCAGAAAGGAGACGTTATGACGTTGGCAGAAATCAAAGCCATGAACAAAGATGTCCTTCTTCCATCAGAAGCCGCCGGCCCACTTGGTTGTGATCCACACTATATCCGAGTGGCGGCGAAGAAGAGGCCGGAGCTACTTGGGTTCCCTGTAACACTGATTGGGAACCGGGTAAAGATCCCTCGCCTTGCTTTCATCCAGTACATGGAGGGGACCTTGGAAAATGAGGATGCCCCCGCCCGTGGTGGCACACGGGAGAGGGCAAGAACCGATGACCAGTGAAATCATCCTGTCCCTTGTATTGTAACACGAGGGCGGGAGGAATACAAGGAGGATCACATGACAATAGATGAAAAGGTAGAGGCGTATAGAATGTATCTTGAAGGCGCTTCGTGCGATGAAATCGGGAAGCATTTCGGAGTTTCCAGACAATGTATTCGACAACATCTTCCGGAACCAAAAATAAGCCGTATAGAAATGAGCGCAAATTCTTGCGTTTATAAGGGCGTTTCAAAATGGATGTTAGAAAATAAAATTTCTTGTTCAAAATTGGCCCGTTATTCAGGCGTTTCTGTTGCCTGCCTTTACAGATTTTTAACTGGGAAAGGTACGGCTAATAAGACCACAATAGATAAACTTTTGAATGTCACCAAAATGAGTTACGAAGAGGCATTTTCGGCCAAATAAAAGCGCCCCGGCCAGCGCACCACCGCCGACCGAGGCTGGCAAACCTAACTGATAGCGCCAATTAGGCTTGATAGATATATGATACTAGAACATTCGTTCTCTGTCAAGCCGGAAAGGAAAAAATATGGCAGAGAAAGAGACAAAAATTGGACGCCTCAGCTCCATTAAGGAGCTCGGAGAGCTTGGCGGTGATGTCAAAAACCAAATGGATTGGCTGAACACTCAGGTGTATGGCATGACGTTTGATGAGCTGATCCGGTATATGGGGAGGCGTGACGATGACGCCAAATGAGACCATCCGCCGCATCACCCAGCAAGCTATGGAGCGGCACCGGCTCTCACAAAGGGGTCTTGCCCATGAGATCGGATGCGGCGAAGGCTCTATTGCAAAGATCCTGGACGAGCAGGAGGTTCGTCTCACTCAGGAGCAGTGGTTTTATTTGATGACGTTGGGAGGAAAACAGCTTGCGTGACTGGATGCTCGTGGGCGCATACGCCTGCATTATTGTAGCAATGGCGCTGATAATTTGGGACATATGGGATAGGAGAAGGAAGAAATGAAGAAATATGAGCTTACCTCTGATACGAAAATTGTTTTTGGACACATCCTATATCGCATCAAGGCGCTTTCCTCGTTTGGGTGTGTTTCCGCTGGAGATTTAGGAGGTTTTTTGGAAAGCGAGAAAAACCTAAGCCAAAATGGCGACGCCTGGGTGTACGGCGACGCCGAGGTGTACGGCGACGCAAGGGTGTACGGCGACGCCAGGGTGTACGGCGACGCCTGGGTGTACGGCGACGCCTGGGTGTACGGCGACGCCGAGGTGTACGGCGACGCCAGGGTGTACGGCGACGCCAGGGTGTACGGCAACGCAGAGGTGTACGGCAACGCCGAGGTGTACGGCAACGCCAGGGTGTACGGCAACGCCGAGGTGTCAAAAATTGGTTCTATATTTTGGATCGGGGCTGTTGGCTCTCGAAACGATACAGCAACATTTTTCCGGTGTACGGATGGAGTTGTTCGGGTTACCTGCGGCTGCTTCTTTGGAAATCTTGATGAGTTTGCGAAGAAGGTCCGTAAGACTCATGGGGATAACGACCATGCAAAGGTCTATATGTTGGCTATTGACATGGCAAAAATCCGTATTAGCACTGAAAAGGAGAAAACAGAAGAATGAGAACACGAGAAGAGCGCCGCCAGAGGGCCCGAGAGGTCCGGTGGATGATCGGAGTAGGAGCAATGCTCTGCTTGACCTTCTGGGGCGGTATGGCATTTGCCTTTTGGGTCATGGGGAAATAAACGGAGGAAGAGAGCATGCGAGAGATCAAGATTTTAACATTGAGCCTCAGAAATTTTAAGGGGTGCGAAACGCTGACGCTGGACTTTGGCGGCCAGTCCGCTTCCATCTATGGGGATAACGCCACAGGAAAGACTACGATCTATGACGCCCTGACGTGGCTCCTGTTTGGAAAGGACAGCCGGGGCCGCGGCGACTTTGAGATCAAACCCCTTGGACCGGACAACAAAGTGAAGGACCATGCTGCCGTAACTTCTGTGGAGGCTGCACTGCTCACAGACGGGATCGAGACCAGGCTGAAAAAGACCTACTTTGAAAAGTGGTCCACAAAGCGCGGAAGTGCCACAGAAACCTATGACGGCAACACAAGCGAATATTTTGTGGATGAGGTTCCAGTCAAAAAATATGAATTTGAGCAGCGTGTCGGATCGATCGTGGACGAAGAGCTGTTTCGGGTCCTGACAAATGTATCTTGGTTCTGCGAGGGGCTGGACTGGAAGAGTCGAAGAAAAGCCCTGTTCCAGGTTTGCGAGGTCCCGGACGATAGGCTCATCATGGCGGAGAATCCGCAGTTTTCCAGCCTGCTTGACAGCGCGGGCGCACTGAGCTTAGATGACTACAAAAAGAAGCTAACTGCCCAGCGCAAGGCTCTCAATGGAGCCCGGAATACAGTCCCGGCCCGGCTTGACGAACAGCGGAGGATCATAGACTCCCTTTCGACCATGGATTTTGAGGAAGTCCGAGAGCAGAGGTCGGCGAAGTCTGCGCAGATGGATCAGCTTACGGGAGAACTGCTTAAGCTGGACCACGGGGCGCTCCTGGACAGCAAACGAAATGATCTAATCAGGCTTCAGAACGAGCTTTCCGCCCTCGTGAACGAGAACAATGCTTACAGACAGAGCCAGACCTTTCCGGCAGAGGACAAGCGCCCTCAGATGCAGAAGGACCTGGATCGGGTACAGAGAGAAATGGTCCGATGGTCTCAGCTGGCCTCCAATGAAAAAGAGCTGATCCAGAGCCTGAACGAGCGGATTGAGAAATGCCGGGAGCGCTGGAAAGAAGAAAATGAGAAGCAATTTGATGGAGCGCAATGCCCTACGTGTGGGCAGGATCTGCCCCAAGCGCAAATGGAGGCAGCCCGCGGGAAATTTCTCCAGGAGCGTGAGCGCCGAAAAAAAGAGGCGGTGGAGCAGGCAGATCTTCTAAAGCGAGATTTAGGGGCGGCAGAGGCGCGCCGGGAGCGTTACATCCAGGATGCGGTAGACGCAGAGTGCGAAGCATCCCGTATCTCAGATGAACTGTCTGCTTATGTCCCAGCCGCAGCGCCCACGATTGAAGATATGCCGGGTTACTCTGACAAACTCGGAGAGCTTCAAGGCGCGATCCTCGCCGCAAAAGCAGAGATCCAGGATATATCAAGCGAGACGTCTGCGATCCGGGAGGAGATCGGAAGAAAGATCCAGGCTCTGCGGGTCGAGGTAGACCAGCTTGATAGGGAGCTCGGCAAGGCCGGGACTCTGGAGTTTGCCAAGGCCAGAGAGACAGCCCTCCGTCAGGAGGCTCAGAGAGCCGCTGAGGAGATGGAGGCGATAGACAGGCGGCTGTTTCTCTGCGAGGAGTTTGCTCGCTTTAAGGTCCAATTTATTGAGAGCGGGATCAATCAAAAATTTGGACTGGCCCGGTTTCGCCTTTTCCGTGAACAGGTCAACGGCGGGCTGGATGATTGCTGCGAGGTCATGTACGATGGCGTCCCATACAGCTCCCTGAATAACGGGATGAGGATCAACATTGGGGTCGATGTCATCCGCACGATCTCTGAACACTATGGGATCAGAGTCCCCCTTGTGGTTGATAATGCTGAGAGTGTAACAAGGCTTCTGGATGCTGGGACACAGGTGATCCGGCTTGTGGTCAGCGAGTCAGATCAGGAATTGAGGTGCGAATATGGCGCTTAAGGTCAAAGATAGAGCAAAGCCAAAACTGCCCCCGGTAGAGCCCGGCGTTTATCTCGCAGTCTGTGTGGGGGTCATCGACTTAGGAGAGCAGTATAGCGAGAAGTTCAAAAATTACCGAAATGAAGTCCAGTTTGTCTGGGAATTGGCCGGAGAAACAGTAGAGGTGGATGGAGAGCAAAAGCCGCGGCAGCTCTCCAGGACCTTCAGTGTTGCGGCCAGCAAAAAGAGCAACCTTCGAGGATTCCTCGGCGGATGGAACGGCGTGCAGTACAGTGATGAACAGTTCCAGGATCTTGATTTGTTCGGACAGGCCGGGAGGCCCTGCCAACTCAATGTTGTCCTCAATGATACAGGAGAATACGCAAACGTGGACAGCGTGATCCCCCTCCCCAAAGGAGTTCCGGCCCCGCAGGCAGTCTCCCCTACGATACTCTGGAATATGGATGAGTGGTCGGATGAGAAATTTTCTGCCCTCCCGGATTGGGTCCAGGAAAAAATCAAAAAGTCTACTCAATATCAGAAAGACCACACCCCAACGGACTCGGTCGATTTTCCTGTGGAGACATCAGGGCCCCAGAGGGACGGGGGGTGCCCGATTTGAGGTTTATCCCCCTGGCAAGCTCCAGTCACGGGAACGCATACCTCCTGGATGATGGAAAGACGTGCCTCCTGATCGAGTGCGGGGTGAGTTACAAAAAGCTTCAACGCCTGACCGGCTTTGGAGTCTCCGGCATCATTGGATGCTTGATCTCACACGAACATCACGATCACGCCGGATGCTACGAACAGCTCATCAAAAGTGGCATTCCTGTCTATGCCAGCCGAGGGACAGCGGAGGCCCTTGAGTGTGACTTGTTCGAGATACTGGAAGACAGAGAGCGCGTAACGATAGGGAGCCTTGAAGTCCTCCCCTTCCCGACCTTTCACGACGCAGCAGAGCCGATGGGTTTCTTGGTTCGCAGCCAAAGTGACGGAGAAAAACTGGTATTTGCCACAGATACTGTAAATCTTGGCTATCAGTTCCCGGAGGTCAACATAGCGGCGATCGAGTGCAACTACGATGAGAACATCCTATCCAGGGCGGAACGGATGCCGGAAAAGGTGCGTCACCGGATCACAAACAGCCACATGTCCGTGGTCCGGGCATGCCTCTGGCTGGAGCGTCTGGACAAAAGCCGATTGAAGGAAGTTTATCTAATGCATCTCTCTGATGCATGTTCCGATGAGCGCAATTTTCATCGGATGGCACAATGTGCGGTGGGCAGCTCCGTCAGAGTAATGATCTGCCCAAAAGAAAAGAAGTGACTGGCGGGGGGGGGGGGGGTGGATGGCTCTGGTCCCTCCCATAGAAAGCGGGTGATAGGATGGCGGGACGCCCGAAGGAGGGCATCGAGTTCTCAGGATGGGCGGCGGACGTATTTGAAGACCCAAAGATAGACAAACTGATCGACGGCCAGGGTGCGGCTGGATTTACGATCTACTTCTATCTTTGCCAAAGGGCTTTCGGGCTCCACGGATACTTTTTGCCATGGACCTGCGATGATGCCGCGAGCACCGCGAGAAGGATAGGCGGCGGAGTTGGGTCAAAGACAGTACAGGATACTGTTGGGCTGTGCTTGCGTATTGGCTTGTTTGACCGCATGCTGTACGAGGGGCACGGAATACTTACGAGCAGGGGTATTCAGCGGAGCTTTGTCCCGGCGCTGAGGCGTCGGAGGGTAAAGTCTGTCATAGCCGATTATTGGCTTTTGGATGCCGACGAGAGCGCCGGTCTGGTTTTCATACCCAAAAATGAGCGGTGACCGCCATTTGTCGCTTGCAAATGCCCATTTGCGTGCTGCAAATGACACATAGGATAGGATAGGTATAGGAATAGGATAGGTAGCACTCTAAAACCTATAGTCCCTACTTCTAACGGGGGGCGTTCTACCGGAAATCTATCGATAGAAGAAGAGAGATCGCCTCAAGAACTGCCCGCCCCCACCCATTTAGGAGAAAAAACTGATGGAATACAACGATGTTGAAAAGTTGTTCAGTCTACTGGAGCATCTTTACCAAGGGAAGAAAAAGTCAAGAGATAAAGTGACGGTCGCCATCTGGCATGAAGTGTTTAAGCCGTGGAGTTATGAGCAGGTCAGGGATGCAGTGATCAGGAGGTCCAGGGAAAAGAAGTTCATGCCGGACCAATCAGAAATCGCAGAATATCTCCCAAGGGCCGATGGAGGGTCTAAAATGGGGAGGCCCCGGCCGCCGAGCGAATGGGAGAGAAGGTGCCTGGAACAGTCGATCAGGTGGCAGGAACAGTGGCACGAGGACCTGCAAAGGCGCGGCCTTCCAACGATGCGAGAGGCATTGGAGCGCGGAATGTCCCTTCCGGAATGGAGGGCAACGTTGATAGAAGCTGGAGTGTGGAAATAGAAGATGAGAGCAGATACAAACGAATTGATCTCGCTGGAAGATACGGTTCTAAGCGAGGGTCTAGAAGCACTTAAAGAGCGCCGCCGTCTAAGAACGATCACTGCTGAGCAGGAAATGGCAAAGAGAGGAGCCATGATCTATGAGTACGACCGGAGAAAAAGAATGGCGGAGGGCACCGAAAGGCTGGCAAGGTGGTACGCAGATCTCCGCAAAAATATCGAAGCCGCCCAAAACCGCTACAGGAAAGAGCGGACCCTTGAGGCAGCTGACATGTTATCGGATGTTCTGGATGGGATGGTAAGACATGCATGAAAATCCATGTTGGACCTGTCAGAAAGCATGCGGAGGTTGCTCCTGGAGCCGCAGCTTTTCTCCGGTGCCGGGCTGGAGGGCCAACAAAACGAAAAAACGAGGACAGGGCGGCACAAAGGGCGGCTACATAGAGAGCTACTACATAAGGTCGTGTCCGGAGTATGATCCAGAGCCAAAGCGGGATATCCCGGAAGAGAAAGGCGGCCAAAGGCTCAAATATGATATCGACAAGGTGATGTTGTTGACCAGGGCCGGAATGACAGAGGCGCAGGCCGGAGGTCGATTTATGTCCCGCTCAGCTGAAGATCAAGTTTGAAATCGATGACGGGAAATGCCCGCCGGAGGGAGAGGAGGACACCTGATGGACATTGAGAAACTTAAGCGTTGCCTAAAATGTTGTGCCGATGATAACTCAAAGGCGTGTAATAAATGCGAATTAGAATATGGCGAAGAAGAATGCCAAAACCTTTGTGGATATGCCGCCACCGCCCTCTCCACGCTCCAGGCCGAAAACGAGAAGCTGCGGGACGAAGTAGAGCGGCAAAGGAGGAGCGCAGACAATAGGCAACACCTCTATGAAAATGCAGAACGGGCATACATGAAAGTTCTGGCCGAGCTGGAGCAGGCGAAGCGGGAGCAGAGCAGAATCCCAGAAGGTTATGCCCTGGTCAAATTAGAATTACTGGAGGAACTAGATAACTTCCGGGACCTCGGCCCCATTGACCGCCTCCGGGAACTCAAAAAGGCTGACGATGAGGGGCGGTGCGTGGTGCTGCCATTCAAACCTCCGAGATGGGTTTATGTGTGCAGTACACGCTTCCCAAAACCGGCACAAGCCCATTATGCAAGCGCCATCAATGTTTTGCAGGATATGGACAAAGGGTGTGTATTTGGAGATACCCAAGAAGAAGCAGCGGCCGCACTACGGAGGGAGCAGGATGGATAATTATTTCAGTTCAAAAGACATTCTCGACAAGGCCATTGGAACTGATGCCTATTTCCAAATCAAATCTATTCTTTTTAGCCTGAAAGCCGCCGACGTTGCGGAGGTCAGGCACGGGAGATGGATTTTTGAACCTGGAAAAATCCCGTATTGTTCGGAGTGCAAAAAGTACAGCGACGATGGAGACAAGGGTGCTACTTTCTGCCCGTGGTGCGGCGCTCGCATGGGCGAGGAGGACGAGCATGAGGCTGATTGATGCAGATAAATTACCACTTGATATTATGCCGGAGGATGTAGATAAGGCCCCCACCATCGACGCCGTGCCTGTGGTCAGGTGCCAAGAATGTAAACATAAAAATACAACAGCTTGCCCAGCTTATGATGCCCCATTCATGCGTACCAGTTTGCGGATTAAGTTTTGTAGTGAGGGCAAGCGGAAGGAGGGCGACCATGTACGGAATAACTGACAAGAAAATTACCCATATCATCGATGAAGCATATAATTTTCCTACGAAATATCCATGTAGCACATGCGACCATGGATGGGGCAGCTTGGGCACAGAAGGAATAAAATCATGTCACGAAACATGCCAGGAATTACAGGCGTGGGAAGCTGCAAAACGAAAGGAGGAGGCCAACATGGACAAGCCGAGAATTTGTGAGGTGCTGGGTGACGAATTTGAAAAAATCTGTGAGGCAGTACATAACGAATGGTGGGAAGAGAAGAAACGCCAGGGAATTGATGACCATCCCGATATGCTCCCGTACCAAGAACTGCCGGAGAATGTCAAAGAGTATGACCGCGTGACTGTACGACGTGTTTTGGAGGCACTGGGCATCAAGTATCCACGCAAGCCCCACTTCACCCAGCAGGAGGTGGAATCAGCAAAGATAATTAGCGTGCTGTTCCCCGAAGCAACACACATTGAGCGGTTGCGAGGCAGTAAAGTTTTAGGCATAACTGGAGCCGAAGATGGGTGGATTGCAGATATTGAAAGCTCGCTATTTCCAGAAATCAAGTCAGGTCAGTCCGTCACCCTTGACGAGATCATCGGAGGTGTGGAATGAGCGAAGAAAATTTTGCAGTGCCAGACGAATATTTGGTCAGCGTTTTTGGAGATCGGCCAGACATGGTCCAACACCCGCCCCACTACACCGCCGGGTCTGTCGAGTGCATAGACGCGCTAGAGAGCATGGTCATGGGATACCAGGACACAGTGCAGGCCGGTCTGGCATGGCAGGCGGTCAAGTATATCTGGAGGTCTCCGCTCAAAGGAAATCAAGCACAGGACCTGGACAAAGCACTGTTTTATCTGAATAGGCTGAGAGAGAAGGTGAAGGAATGAACGTTATCGAAAACGACGTTCGAGCCCTGGTGGACAAGGAGCTTACCGCCGCCAACGAGCGGTTCCCGCAGTTTCATTCGGCGCATGAGGGATATGCGGTGATTCTGGAAGAAGTGGAAGAGTGCGAGGGCGAATTTGATGCCATGCAATATTGCCTGAATTGCTTATGGAGACAAACAAAGTGCAACGTTCCAACAGAGCCAAAAGAACTACAAAACGCCGCAGTCCGACTTGCCTGCGAGGCCATCCAGGTTGCGGCCATGTGCCGGAAGTTTATGGGGATGGAGGGCGGACAATGAAAGAGTACAAGCTCCAAGTCCCTGATGATACGGTTGGCATATCAATCACGACTTTTCGACAGACGAAAAATAAGAAGCTGTTTTCCAGAAGCTTTAATGTCGAAGCTGCTTTAGAGACCTACATCCTTGACTTAATGGACGAGGAGGGATAGCCCTTGAACGAGTTCCCGGAGAGGCTGAGGAGAATGAGAGAGAGGAACCGCTTGAGCCGATATAAACTCTCTGATTTATGCGGGATATCGCCTGACCAAATCAGAAGGTATGAACTTGGAGAGAGAAAGCCTGGAGCGGATGCACTAGAGGCAATAGCTGACTATTTCGAAGTATCAACAGATTACCTGCTTGGTCGGACAGATTATCCGTGTGTAGTTAAACCTTTATCGTCTCATAGAAGAATTTGATAATTCCTCCTTTTTGAGGAATCACAATCTGAATTTATGCGACAATGGGAGCATGGGGGCATACCCTGTGCTCCCTATCTCTTTCTCCTTCCTATACCCGGCAGTCGGCCTCCTGCTGCCGGGAATATATGCCTCTCCTCGCCGCATGAGGCGGGCGGTGGCACCAAAAAAGAAAAGGTGAAGAAGTATGAATTTGATGCAGGGCGACTGCTTGGAACTGTTGAAAGACATTCCAGACTGCAGTGTGGATATGGTGCTGACCGACCCACCGTATGGAGTAATAGAGAAAAGCACTCACGATTTGAAGGGGTGGACGGACAAAAAAATCACTTGGGACATACCGCTCAGCGCCGATTTAATTTTGGGTGCATGCAATAGGGTTTTGCGGCCAAACGGAAAATGTGTATTGTTTTCGATTGACCCATATACAACACAACTCATTTGTTCTGCGCCAAAATCTATGCCGTTTTCATATCGTGGCATATGGCTAAAAAATAATGCCGGAAATGTTCTTGGATGCAAGAAAAATCTTGTAAGCTATTTTGAGGACATTCTTATTTTCTCAAAAAACAGCGGGTTTGCTTTCTATGACTTTGAAAATACAAATCCGTTAAGGAATTGGTTCAGGCAAGAATTCCAAAGGGCCAACATCTCGTCAAAAAAGTGCAAAGAACTTCTTGGCAACCAAATGTACTCACATTATTGTACTGACGGATTTCAGTTTTGCATTCCCACAAGAGAAAACTATAAGAAGTTGCAAAGTACCGGTTTTTTTCAGCGTGACTATGAAGAAATAAAAAGCGAAAATGACGAATGGGTTGCAAAAACCAAATCAAAACGCAAAGAGTATTATTTGAAAATGAATGAAAAATATCCGTCGGTATTTAATTTGCGGGACGGCCAAAAATCTAAGCCCAATGTGTTCTCATACAAAAAGGAAATCGAACGATTTCACCCCACTCAAAAGCCAGTCACATTGTTGGAAGATTTGGTCAGTACATATAGCAATCCCGGCAACGTGGTTTTGGATTTTACAATGGGCAGTGGTAGCACTGGCGTTGCCTGTGTCAACACGGGCCGAAAATTCATCGGCATGGAGTTAGACCCCGGATATTTTGAGACGGCTAAGCAGCGCATTAAGGAAGCGCAGAAACAAGTTGTGATGTGACCCGCACAGCGGATTACATACAGGCCCGCGGCAAGCCTGGCCAAACCCGCAGCATACCCCGAAAGGGGTATATATACCGCGCCGCAGTCGCATGAGACGGTGGCGGGATAGGAGATCTAGGAAATGGATTATAAATCAAAACGATGGAAGCGATTAAGAGAGAAAATATTGCGAAGAGACCGATATCTATGTAGAGAGAGCAAGAGATATGGGAGGATGGTAGAGGCAACAACAGCACACCATGTTTGGCCGGTGGAGCGGTACCCGGAATACCAATGGTGCGAATGGAATCTGATTGCCCTATCAAATGAAGAGCACAACGCAATGCACGACAGAGACACGGGAGAACTGACAGAGAAAGGGGAATGTTGGAGGCGGAAGATCACCCCCCCACCCCCTCCCCCGGGGTAAATCCACCCCTAAGGGACCGGTGAGGGGAACTCTTTCCAACTCTGAGACCATTTTTTGAGAAAGGGGTGTAAGAATGACAGCGGTCCAATGGAAGCGCCTTGTAAAAAAACAGCTCACCGCGCTGGGGAACGAAGAAAAAGCATACGACTCTGTTATCTCCACCCTGGCGGACATCCTTGAACAAAGGGATGCCGTATATAAGCAATACAGAGATGAGGGCTGTCAACCCGTCCGGGAATACACCAACAAAGGGGGCGCAACCAATATTACCAAGAACCCTCTTTTAGTGCTCTGGGACGATCTGAATAAATCCGCTTTGGCGTACTGGCGGGAGCTCGGTATGACGCCCAGCAGCTACAAAAAAATGACTGGAGACGGGCCGAAGAAGGAAAGGCCCAGAGGGCTGGAGCAAGCTCTTGCCAAAATCGAAGCCTAAAAACTGGGATGCTGTCCTAGAGTACGCCACATCGATACAAAACGGGACAAAAATCGCCTGTGAAGAGCTGAAGCAGGCGGTTGACAGATTCTTTCGGGATCTGGATAACCCAGACTATGAACTCAATCACAAGGACCCAGAGTTTTGCATCCAGGTCATTGAAAAGACCATCTGCCACCAACAGGGAGAAAAGCTGGATGGAACGCCGTTGCGGGGAACTCCATTCCTCTTGGAGCCGTTTCACAAGTTTATCATTTATAACCTGGTTGGGTTCAGGCTTAAAGGCACTAATATTTTACGATTCCACGAAGCACTCATTTATATTCCAAGAAAAAACATAAAGACATCGTTTGCCGCTGCACTGTCCTGGGCTTTATCCCTCCTGTTTCGAAGGTCAGGCTCTAAGATGTATATTGCATCCGCAGCCCTGATGCAATCGTTAGAGTCATTCAATTTCTTGAACTACAACGTAAAGCGGATGGGAGAGGATTCTCGGGATGGTGGGTCTGTGCGGGTCATAGACAACAATAACGAGCACAGCCTGTCGGCCACACTGGGAGACGGATCATTCTATATTCGGGCGCTGGCCGCTAACCCAGACAGTCAGGACTCATTAAACTGCAACATTGCTATCTGCGATGAGATCCACGCGTTTAAACAGCCGAAGCAGTACAACCTCTTCAAGGAGGCCATGAAGGCATATACCAACAAGCTCCTGATTGGAATTTCAACTGCCGGAGACAACGAACAGGCGTTTCTTGGGCAACGATTGAAATATTGCAGGAAGATCCTGAATGGAACTGTAAAGGATGAACAGTACTTCATTTTCATGTGCTGCGCCCCAGAGGGGGTAAAAGACGGGAGTGTAGATTATACAGACCCTAAAATCCACGAGATGGCAAATCCAGCTTATGGGGTGAGCATCCGGCCAGATGAGATCCTGAATGATTCGTTGCAGGCGCAGAATGACCCACAACAGAGGAAAGACTTTTTCGCAAAGTCGCTGAACGTTTACACAAATGCATTGGCCGCCTATTTTGATATCGATGAATTCCGCAAGAGCGACCGGCAGTACAGTTGGACGATGGAAGACTTGGCGAAACTCCCTATCACATGGTATGGAGGAGCAGACCTGTCAAAGCTTTACGACCTGACCGCAGCAGCACTCTATGGCACGCTGAAAGGATACCGAAGAAAAGATAACAAGACAGTTGATGTAGATATTATCATCCCACATGCGTGGTTCCCGGTGGTTGCCGCCCACAAAAAGGCTGATGAGGATGGGATACCCCTTTTCGGGTGGAAGGATGATGGATGGTTGGATCTATGCAACAGCCCAACAGTCAATCATGCCGATGTGATCAACTGGTTTATCGCCATGCGAAAAAAGGGGTTCAAAATCAAGCAGGTCGGACACGACCGAAAATTCTGCCGTGAGTATTTCCTGGGGATGAAGCAGGCAGGATTTAAAATTTTGGATCAGCCCCAATACTTCTATAAGAAATCAGAGGGCTTCCGGTACATTGAAGATCGGGCAAAAAATGGAGAACTTTATTATCTCCATTCGGAAGCATACGAATACTGCGTACAGAATGTGAGAGCGGTTGAAAAGACAGATGATATGATCCAGTACGACAAGGTACAACCAGAGCAAAGAATTGATATATTTGATGCCTCTGTGTTTGCCTGTATTCGGAAGCTGGAGGACATGGAGCGAAGAGACAGAGCGAAACGCTGGTTCGAGGAGGAATAACTGTTGAGCAGAAAAAAACGAAGCAACCACACGACGGCACGCGGACACCCCAATTCAGCGGTTAGCTTCCTGCTCTCGAATGACGCATACGACATGCTGTGCGTTTCGGGATATACCAGGTTGGCCGATAACCCAGAAATACAGATGGCAGCCGGGCGCATTGCTGACTTGATGGGCTCTATGACCATCCATCTTATGCAGAACACGGAAGACGGGGATGTACGGATAAAAAATGGCCTGTCCCGTAAGCTGGATATCAACCCGAGCGGAAACCTTACCAGATCCGCCTTTATCTCGACAGTAGTCCGGACACTCCTTATAGACGGAGATGGGAACTGTGTGGTTTATCCCAAATTTTCAAGGAGTGGGGATTTGATTGAGGATTTGGAGATCCTGCCTCCCTCCATGATCTCGTTTGTCCCAGATGGGAGAAGCTACTACATACGATATGGAGATCAAACTTTTAGGCCGGACGAAGTATTGCATTTTGCAATCAATCAAGACCCGGAGACTCCGTGGCTAGGCCATGGATACCGCGTAACGCTCAAAGACGTTGCCCATAACCTAAAGCAAGCGGCGGCAACCAAAAGAGGATTTATGGAGTCCAAATGGAAACCGTCTATTGTTGTAAAGGTCGATGGTCTGACGGATGAGTTTTCGAGCAAAGAAGGACGAAAAAAGCTGCTCGACAGTTACCTGGAGACCTCTGAAGCCGGCGAGCCCTGGATGATCCCGGCGGAAATGTTTGACGTAAAGGAGATCAAGCCACTCACACTGAATGACCTAGCGATCAACGACTCAGTCACAATAGACAAACGGACTGTAGCTGGGATTATTGGAGTCCCGCCATTTGTGGTTGGAGTCGGAAGCTACAACAGGGACGAATGGAATAACTTTGTTGACAGCAAGCTTATGCCTCTATCAAAAAGGATAGAGCAGGAACTGACACTTAAGCTCCTGTATTCCCCTGATCTTTATTTTCGATTCAATTCCCGGACGCTCCATGCCTACGACATGAAAGACATGGCAAGTATCGGGCAGGAATTGTATGTAAGGGGAATCATGACGGGGAACGAGGTCAGAGATTGGCTTGGCATGACTCCGCTGACTGGACTTGACGAGCTGGTCATCTTGGAAAACTACATCCCGCGAGGGATGATCGCGGATCAAGCTAAACTGAATGGAGGTGAGAACAGTGAATAGAGAAGATATGCAGACGAGGAGTATATCAGGTGCGTTCAAAACCAGGACGGAAGAGGGCGGAGATCTTTATATCGAGGGATATTTCTCCGTTTTTGACAGCAATTATGATTTATGGCCTGGGGCATCTGAGAGTGTGGCGCGCGGGGCGTTTTCCGATGCCCTGGAGGGGGATGTCAGGGCTCTTGTAGACCACGAGACGCGGCTTGTGCTAGGCAGGACTACGGCTAACACGCTAGAGCTGCGCGAGGATAACCATGGACTATGGGGCCGCATTAAAATCAACAGAGATGACAGCGATGCAATGAACCTGTACGCTCGTGTGCAAAGGGGAGATATTACTCAGTGCTCGTTTGGGTTCTCTATCCTTGATGAGGAAACAGAGAATCGAGAAGACGGAAGTGTCCACTGGACCATCCGAAAAGTAAAACTGTATGAAGTGAGCGTCTGCACTTTCCCGGCCTATGAAGATACCGGAGTGGTGGCGAGAAAGCGAGACTATGAGGACATCCAGAAGAGAAAGACTGAGGCATGGAGAAACGCATTGCTCAAAAGACTGAACCCAGGCCAAAGTCAACCGAATGAAACGGGAGGGAAATAACATGGCATTAAAAGCATTGGTCCTGAAGAAGAGACTCAACGAAAAGAAAGAACAACTGGAGGAGCTTAGAAGGGCGGCTGAACAGCTCCAAACCAGGGAAGCCGAACTGGAACAGTCTATCAATGAGGCCGAAACGGACGAGGAAAAGGCCGCGGTCGAGGAGGCGGTGGAACAGTTCGAGCAGGAAAAGGCCGAAAATGAAGCGGCCGCCGGAAAGCTGGAGGGCGAGATCAAAGGAATTGAAACCGAGATCGAGGAACTGGCCAGAAACGCACCTAAGCCCCAAAATCCAGAAAAACGAGAGGAGAATTTTGATATGGAAACCAGAACCTTTTTTGGCCTGGATGCACAGCGGCGCGATGCTTTCTTGGCCCGGCAGGATGTAAAGGACTTTCTGACAAGAGTGCGTGAGCTTGGGAAGCAGAACCGCTCTATTACCGGAGCGGAGCTGACCATCCCGGACGTTATGCTTGGCCTGATCCGCGAGAATATCAGCAAATACTCCAAGATGATCTCTCGCGTTAATCTGCGGAGCGTGCCCGGAACGGCTCGGCAGAACATCATGGGCACAGTCCCCGAAGCCGTCTGGACCGAGATGTGCGCCAAGCTGAACGAGCTGGAGCTTTCCTTCAACCAGATTGAGGTGGACGGCTACAAGGTCGGCGGCTTTATCGCAATTTGCAATGCGACCCTGGAGGACTCCGACCTCTCTCTGGCGAGTGAGATCATGGAGGCGCTTGGTCAGGCAATCGGCTATGCGCTGGACAAAGCTATCCTTTACGGGACGGGAAAGAAGATGCCGATCGGCGTAGTGACCCGGCTGGCTCAGGCCACAGAGCCTGACGACTGGGGTGCAAATGCTCCGGATTGGAAAGATGTCCACACCAGCAATATCGTCAAGCTGACTGCGGCCACTGGCGCTGATCTCTATAAGTCCATCATCCTGACCGCAGGTGTCGCCCGGTCTACTTATGCCAGAGGCAGCTTGACTTGGGTCATGAACGAGACCACAAAGGCAAAGCTTACTGCGGAGGCTCTGGTCATCAATGCGGCGGGTGCTATCGTCTCCGGTCAAGGGAATACCATGCCGGTCCTGGGTGGTGACATTGTCACCTTGGACTTTGTCCCTGATAACGATGTGATCTTCGGCTATTTTGACCTGTATCTCCTGGCCCAGCGCGCCGGAACCACCCTGGCTCAGAGTGAGCATGTGCGTTTTATCGAGGACCAGACTGTGTTTAAGGGTACGGCCCGCTATGATGGTATGCCCGTGTTTGGTGAGGCTTTTGGCGTCCTGAATATCAATAACACCGCCCCTACCACAAGTGTGACCTTCCCGCCTGACAGCGCAAACCCTTAACAGCGTCCCTGGCTACGCTGGGGCTTGGGACGCTGACTCTGACGCCGACCTTTGATCCCGGTGTGACAGAGTATAGCACCAGCACCACAAATCAGAGCAATACGGTCACCGCGACTGGGGCGAATGGCTCCACCGTCTCCATTACGGTCAATGGAGCGCCGCACAAAAATGGGGCATCAGCTACTTGGGAAGAGGGACCTAACACTGTCAAAGTGACAGCGAAAAACAACACCGGAGAAAAGGTCTACACTGTAACTGTGACAAAGACGGGGGCTTGATATGGGCTGCGCATTTTATGAGGCCCAGGCGCTGGAAATCCTGAAAATAGATCTTCAACGCCTGGGCCCGCTGCCCGGCGACAGCACATATCTCTTGTCCCTCCTCAGGGCGGCAAAATCAAACCTGGGTAGGCAGGGGGTTGAGGAGAGCGGAGACGAAGACTATTTGCAGCTTGTGGTAGGGACCGCTGCCTGGATGTACCGGAAGCGGATCAACGGGGAGTCTGAGCCCATCTACCTGAAAAGGATGCGTCACGATCTGCTCATATCTCAGAAAATGAGGGGTGAGGAAAATGCTCCATGACTCCGGGATCGTGACTATCTACAGGGTATCCGTGGATGAGAATGGCCCGCCGCCCAAAGTGGAAAAGCTCGTGAAGAGATCTACTCATTATTTTGGAGAAATGACAGTCGGAATCCAGAGGTATTATGAAGCGGCAAAGGTGGGCCAGCAAATCGACCTCCTTATCGAGATATGGAGAGACCCAAACATTAAAACTCGGGATATTGCCCAAATAGAAGACCGATTTTATTTCATTCGGCAAATCACCCCAACAAAAGATGAAGATGGGATTTTGGTCACGCGGCTCTCACTTGAGGAGGATGACTCCGGGACCTGGAGTGCAAAGCTATGAGTATAAAACCAGATCAACTCGTTTCCGTTATCATGGGCACTCTTTCGGATTATGAAGATGAGATCTCGGAGGGCGTCAAAAAGGACATCGAAAAGGCCGGGAAGGAAGCCCTGAAAGAAGTAAAAGCAAGGTCTCCTCAGAAGACTGGGCGGTACAAGAAAGGATGGAGGATGGGAAAGAGAAGAAATGGAACATCCTCAAAAAGCAGCGGGGTCGTGATCTACAATAAAACGGATTACCAGCTGACACATCTCCTTGAACACGGCCATCAGAAAGCGAACGGAGGAAGGGTAGAAGGGAAACCACACATCAGGCCGGCCGAAAAAGCGGCTGAAAAGATGTTAGTCAGGGATATCACAAACACGATAAGGGGGGCCTCGGTCTGATGAATTATCAAGAGCTGGATGAAATTCTGAAAGAGACTGGGGTCCCCTTTACATTCCACCACTGGGAGAATCCTGGTCCACCGCCCTACGGGGTATATCTTGATGATTACACAGAAAACTTTGCTGCGGATAACATCTCCTATTTCGAGATATCTCACTGCAATGTGGAGCTCTACACAAGGCAAAGGGACCCTGAGATTGAGAAGAAAATTGAAAAAACGCTGAATAAGCACGAGATATACTGGGACAGAATGTGTTCCTATATCGAGAGCGAAAGCCTGTATCAGACAACATACGAAATTGAGGTGTAATTATGGCATCCAACAAGGTTAAATTTGGACTGAAAAATGTCCACTATGCGCTCCTGACTGACGATGATGGCACCATCACATATGAAACACCGGTCCCCATTCCCGGCGCGGTGAGCATGTCACTTGCCCCCCAGGGTGAAACAAATACATTCTATGCGGATAATATCGCCTATTATGTATCGACAGCCAACAACGGGTATCAGGGGGACTTGGAGATCGCAGTTATTCCAGATTCTTTCCGCAAGGACGTGTTGGGAGAAACAGAGGACGAAACCTCCAAAGTCCTGATTGAGAACGCAAGCGCGGAGGCAAAGCCCTTTGCTCTGCTCTATCAGTTTGAAGGAGACCAGAAAGCCAGCCTGCGGGTCCTGTACAACTGCTCTGCCGCCCGCCCCAATGAGGACGGGTCTACGATCAGCGAGACAAAGACCCCCAGCACGGAAACGCTGTCCATCACCGCTTCCCCGCTGGCGGATGGAAAAGTCAAGGCAAAGACCACAGACACCACGACTGAAACTGTGATCCAGAATTGGTTCAAGTCTGTCTGGCAGCCTAGTGTTGGGGTGTAAGGATGGAAACTGAAATTCTGATCGATGGGAAAAGGATCAAGTTTCGGGCTACTGCCGCAGTCCCCCGGCTGTACCGCATCAAATTCAGGCGGGATATCATTCAGGACATGAAGGTCGTACAAAAGGCCATGGAACGAAAAGACCGAGATTCTGAAAATATCCCTCCCGAGGCGCTGCAACTGTTTGAAGACATGTCCTACATCATGGCAAAACATGCGGGGAAAGATGAGGTGCCGGAGTCACCAGATGAGTGGTTGGATGGCTTTAATACATTCTCAATCTATCTTATCTTTCCTGTAATTCGTTCTTTGTGGGAAGGGAATGTGGAGTCACTTGCAGAAGCTAAAAAAAAACTAGAGCAGTAGACCGGGAGATCACGACTCCTCTTTTGATGCTTAGGGCGGTCCAGCTTGGAATATCTATTCGGGACCTAGACCTACTCACTATCGGAATGATAAATGATATGTTTGTAGAGGCAGAGAACGACAAGCTGGACCATCCAGTTATCGCAACACAAGAAGATATGGACCGCTTTTAGGAGGCGCAAATGGCCAATAATATTCGGGGCATTACAATCGAAATCGGTGGAGATACCACAAAACTTGATAAAGCGCTGTCTGGGACCAACAGAAAGCTAAACGAGACCCAGAAGGACCTAAAAGCGGTCGAAAAGGCATTGAAGATGGACCCGGGCAACACCGAGCTTTTGGAGCAGAAACAGAGGTTACTTGCAAATGCCGTAGAAGCGACTGGAGAAAAGCTAAACACACTGAGGGAAGCCGCAAAGAGCGCAGATGAAGCGCTGGCACGCGGTCAGGCATATGAAGCAAAATATGCTCCCCTAAAACAGGAAATAGATGAAGTATCCGCATCTCTTAAGGGGTTGCAGGCCAACCAAGAACAGATGTCGAGAGACCTTGCATCCGGGAAGATATCAACCGAGACTTATAATAATTTCCGAAAAACCATTTACGAGACAACGCAAACCCTGAATGGTCTAAAGGAAAAGCAAAAAGAAGTTGAGGCGGAATTTTCGGGCGCAAAGATGAACCAGCGTCAGTATGACGCCTTACAGAGAGAATTGGCCGAAACAGCAAAAGAGTTCGAAGATGCTGAGGAGGCTGCCGATAATTTCAGTGTAGCAGCATCAAAAATTAGTTCAAACGCAGGAAGCATTGCAGACGGAGCCAGTAAAATCCAAAATGCAACGAAAGGAATCTCAACAGCGGCAGCCGGAGTACTGACCGCAGCTGCGGCAACAGTTCCAGCGACAGAAGAACTGAGAACATCGTTGTCTATGCTGGAGAATAATGCTCGTCAAGCTGGAGTTGGGGTAGATGCCACAAAAAAGGCTTTTGAAGACCTCTATGTGGTATCTGGTGAAACAGATAGCAGTGTGGAAGCCGTTTCCAACCTCCTCCAGTCTGGATTTACTGAGAGCAATCTGCAAAAAGCGGTGGAGGGTCTTGCAAATGCCGCCACCACATTTCCAGACACGATCAAAATTGAGAGTCTTGCTGACAGCTTGCAGGAAACGATCGCAACCGGGAGCGCAACCGGACAGTTCGCTGAATTACTGGACCGAATGGGAATTGGAGCAGAAAATTTCTCCGAAAGTCTCGCCCTCTGTACAGATCAGACACAGAGGCAGCAGCTTGCACTTTCTGTTCTTGTTGATGGGCCGCTTCACGGCGCATATGAAGGTTGGAAGCAAAATAATGAGAGCCTTACAGAAAATAGAGAGTCTTCACTGAGATTCCAGGAAGCGATGGCGGATTTGGCTGAAACAATCCTGCCAACAATTACTGAGATTGTGGAATTGATGTCGGATTTACTCGGTTTGTTCAACAATCTTCCGGACGGGGTTAAGGCCGCGACTGGAGTAACCTTACTTTTCGTAGCAGCATTGGGGCCGATTGCAGGCATGATTGCAGCAATAGCAACTGTGACATCGGTAGCGGGGGCGTCAATGACAGCTTTTCTCCCGGTAATTTTGGCCGTAACAGCAGCACTTGTTGCATTAGCGGTCATCATTGCCACCATAACAGGGAAAAGCGATGAAATGAATAGGTCCCTAAGCTCCGTTGGACGAGGGAGTGGATTTGGTGGAAGGTCCCTGACCCTATCAACCGAAGATGTGCCGCACCTTGCCAGCGGCGGTGTAGCTAAAAAGAACAGCCCGTTTTTAGCTGTGGTGGGAGACAATACACAAGAGGACGAGATCATTGCTCCCTATTCTACGGTCAAACGGGCGGCAACACAGGGAATCTTGGAAAGCGGCGTGCTCAATAGCCAGAGAGGGCCGAAGACGGCGGTCATGGCGCTGGATGGCCGGACCTTTGCCAGATTGGAGACTCCCTATATCCTGGAGGAGTTCAACAGGATCGGCGTAAAATTCCAAAAGTAAGGAGTGAGCCTATGGCGCAGCTCATGTGGGTGGTCATGGATGGAATGACCTATAAAGTGCGGGTTAAATCAAATGAGCCGTTTGAAGAGTCGTTCCGGATAGAGGATGGCGAAAATAACATGATCCTGCTCAACGGAGAGGAAAGCCGGGATGTCCTCGGGACCTACTACGACCATACCCTATCCATTGAACCGGACCCCCGGTATCTGTCTGATTATGACAGCTTCTACGAAGCGATAAGCGCACCGGTAGACTACCATACGATTACTATGCCGCACGGTCAGACGGATATGTCCTATAAGGCAAAAGTAGTAAGTGGGTCCCATAAGCTGAGGGGAAAAATCAATGGGAAGAGATACTATTATGGGCTCCAGGTCCAATTCCAGCCCCTTGCCCCCCAGCGTGAGCCGAGCTGAGGTGGACTATGGCACGCAACAAGATAGTTTATCGGGGAACCACCTATGACCGGCTTGCGGCTGGGACCGTATATCTCTCCAAATCTCTGCTAGGGGATGAGCTGGAACCAAATACGCTCTCCGTTACAGTGGAAACAGAAAGCAAGGCACTTTTAAGCTTTGAGATAGATGATCCAGTCACCTATTTTTATCAGGACAACAAGAGAGGGACATTTTACCTGCAAAACGTTACTCAGGTCGCATGGAACAAGTATGACCTTTACGCCACCAGCGCGATAGGGCTCCTGCTGAAGCGGGTACACCGGGGCGGAATATACAGCGGGACATCTGCTGAAAGTCTCCTGTCCAGTATATGTGGGCCCATTCCCTTTCGGATGCAGACAAGATTCTCAAGCTCGAAGCTTTACGGCTGGCTCCCGTATGTAAAGCCGCCGGCCAGTTCGGCGCGAGACAATTTTATGAAGGTGCTTTTCGCGCTTGGAGCAACGGTAACTGAGGACCTTGATGGGGCACTCAAAATAGAGGAGCTGTGGGACGGCGTATCTGGAGATGCGCAAAAAAACAGAATGGGCCAGGGGGCCTCTGTGATCCGCGAGGGAAAGGTCACCAGCGTATCGCTGATCGAGCATCAATGGGTACAAGGAGGAGATCAAACAGATCTTTTTGAAGGGACCGCTGCACAAGGTACAGAAATCGTGTTCGATGAGCCGATGTACAACTTGACGGCCAGCGGATTTTCCATCCTGGAGCGGGGAGCAAATTATGCAAAGCTTTCTGCCGGATCTGGAACCTTAAGGGGGACCGCATATGTCCACAATACGCGGCTGATTGAGACAAAAATATTAAACTCTTCGACCGAAAATGTAATTTCCGTGGAAGACCAGACGCTCATCTCTCTTGTAAATTCGTCCGGAGCGGCCAAAAGACTCGCAAACTACTACAAATGCCTCGAAACAATAGACGCACCCCTTGTCTACAATTTGGAGAACCCTGGGGAGCTTCTGACAACGTATCACCCATTTGACAAGACAAATGTGAGCGCATGCATCAAAACAGAAGAAATTACAATGTCCAACAAGCTAAAGTCTCAGTCCACGCTTCTAGTCGGATTTACCCCCATCAGGCAGGAAGGGAGTGAATCTTACGAATATCATGTGGTTTTGACCGGAAGCGGGACCTTTACCTTCCCGGAAGGAACTACCTCAGCAAGAGCTGTATTGATTGGCGCGGGTGGTGCTGGTTTTGATGGGAGCCCGGGTGGAGATTCGACCGAGACCTGGGAAGACGAAGAGATCAAGACGACCAGGATCAACCTGACTGCCCCCACCACCTCGGCAAGCGACTCCAGCAATGTGAGCAACAGAGGAGCGGGAACGCCCGGGAACGGAGGAGCAGGAGGTGCCGCCGGAACACCGGGAAAGGTGTATGAGGTGACATTCAGCCCAAGTAGTGGGTCCAGGATATCGTATGCGTGTGGAGTCAAAGGCACTTCAAATGGAGCCCTCGGTGGAGCAACTACTTTCGGAAGTTATTCATCGAACAGTGGCAGCACGAGCTCTGCTGGCTATACGGACATCATAACCGGAATCACATACGCTAAGAGCGGTGACAGCGGAGCAGACGGCGGAAAAGGCGGTTCGGGTGCTGATGGCGAGAGTGTTGGCGACGTGTCAGGAGGAAAACAGGAACCTTCTGGCTCGGCAACCAGAAGCGATTCTGATACACAACGTGCTTCAAGTTCAAATATGTATATGGACATTGACGCGACCGCAAATTTCTCCCTGGGAGCCGCCGGCGGAGGCGGGG